GACATTAGTTGACCTTTTAGGTAGGTTAGCTCATGCACCGGAAGTTATCAGCTTTGCGGTGCTTTCTATATTATAGCAGAACTTCAGCAGAATATCAGGAAATTTCAGAAATCTTTGCGCCCGATCGCCCGCCCCGATCGCCCGCCCCGATCGCCCCGCGCTTCCCAACACTGGGATTAATCTTTGCGCCCGATCGTACCTAATACTACTACTTGTAACATCTGCATACTACAAAGCAACCTCTCAAAATCTCCCGACCGTTTTGCGCTTGCACCCGTTTGTTTGTGGGGATTTTGGGGTGTCATAGATGGTACTATAATATATACAACTATGACTATTAGGTTTGACTCAATATGGCAGGAACTGCAAAATATCCGTTTAATTGCCCACAGTGTTTAGTTAGCGATCGGGTCATCAGAAAAGGACTTTACTACCCCGCGGGGGATGGCTTCTATCGGCTTGTTTGTCGCCGTTGTAGCGTGAGCTTCACTCGGTTTATTCCTGAGCTAGCCACGGGCGCGATCGCCCCCGATCGCCCCGTTAAATCTTGCAACCTGGGAGAGAAGCACCCGCAAGCTAAATTGACAGAAAAACAAGTCAGGGATATTGTTGCTTTGTCAGACTCAGGATCGAGCGCGATCGAGCTTGCCGATCGCTATCAAGTATCCAAAGCTGCGATTGTCAGCATTTTGTACGGGGTCACTTGGTCGAGCGTCACAGGCATTATCCCCAAAACTCAGAAACTCCCCGCCCGCTACAAAAAAAGGGGAAGATAGCCATACGGTGTATAGGTTTGGGTTAGTCACAGAACGGTATATAGGTTATAAAATATGACGTTTATCCTGTGACTTTCTCCCTAGTCTGTGATGGGGCGGTCGGGGCGGTCGGGGCGGTCGGGGCGCGGGTGTATGTCAAGGCGATCGAGTCAGGGCGATCGTCCGGGTTTTGTCTCATGCTATGGTATAGTTAAATAGAGACAATTCAAAAGGTGGTATAAAAAAGGCTCAAACCCTTAGACCGTATAGGTTCCCAGTGTTGGGAATCTGTGGCAACTCTCGGATGTTGCCAATAAGTAAAAAGTGGTGTAGAATATACACATCAAAAAAATTGGGCGATCGCTCGAAAGCCAGCGCCCAAATGTAAAATTTAAATAGTAGGTACAGTATGTCAGATTTTATCGAGTATGTCAAGCTTGAAACGACCCCAGAATTATTAAAGTTAATTAGGAGAGATTTAGATGCAAGCGCGATCGACACTGAGACGCAAGCTCTGAATTTTATGCCGATAACGGGCGTTGATGCTTTTGATTTTGTGTACGGCGATAAAGCGCGCAAGTTGCAGGGCGGGTTCGGAGTCTCTGCACCGTGGATGAGAAGCCTATATAAGGTGCAAGATTTTGCAGGCTGGATCTGCAATGGTAGGATTAGACACTTAGGCGGATCACCGTTCAGAAATAGTGATGGCAGCGCGCGGCGGTACATGGCAGCATCGGATCAGCCGACCCCGATTACATTCATAGAACCTTCCCAAAGGGCGATCGAGTTAGCTGAGGCAAGATTTAATATCCTTAAGCCGATCGCCTTAACTTACTGGCAATGGGTCTTAACTTATTTTTTGCCTGTGGTGATAACCGAAGGCGAAAAAAAAGCAGCCTCGTTAATTTGCGCTGGAATACCCGCGATAAGTTTGCCGGGTATATTTACCGGATTTAAGGCGATTAAAGATGAATGGGGAAATACTAAAGATCGGCTGATTCGGGAAGAACTCAAAGATTTTGACGTACCCGGTCGCACGGTTTATATAATGTTCGATCGCCGACCTGATCAGGATTTTGAGGCAACAGTTGAGTTTAAAGCTTCAGCCATACTCAGCCGACAATTCAAAAAAGCGACCGTCAAGATTTGTAATTTACCGGGCCCGTATAAAGGTGCTGATGATTATCTCGCAGCGGGTGCGATCGTGGACATAGAGACAGCTTTAACTGATTCGCGATCGGCGCAAAGCATGGAACATACCCGGATGTGGCGCGAATACCGACGTTTTGACGAGAAAGGTGAGAAGACACACGATCGCTTTTTTACAGCCTTAGAACCGCAAGCAAACAGCATTACTGTAGTTAAATCTAATCTCAACTCTGGTAAATCACAATGGTTTGGGGATGTTGTTAGCCAAGTTAAGCCAGTTAAAATTAACGGCAAAAATCTAAAGAAATCACAAGCTGACGGCGTTATGGTGTCGGTTGGACATAGGAACTCTTTACAGGAGCAATTATGCGAGAGGTGGGATTTTGACCATCTTGATATACATAATGCTTATGGTAGGTTTAAAGATCCAAACCTGCGGGTTGCCCTATGTTTTGATAGTTTATTGAAACTGCCGATCGAGATATTTGACGGCGCGACCGTGGTGATTGATGAGACCATGACGGCCATAAAACATTTACTGACTAGCTCTACACTCCGAGGCAAGCGACTCGATATTATCACTCGATTCGAGTATATTGTTAGGGTATGTTCCCGGCTAATACTTATGGATGGTAATATGTCTGACTGGATGGTGGATTATATCACGGCGATAGATCCCAAAAAATCTATAGAATTATACGATAATACCAGCGATCGGGAAACCCCCCCGATATTTTTTGTAGACGATAATACGATTACAAAACGCAAGGCTGAGGAATGGCTTAATCTTCAAATTTTAGAAAGTGCTTTACCCGCGATCGTTGTTGACTCGATTATCAAGGCTGAAGCGATTGCAGAACAATTGAGAAAACTCAAAGGTGAGGGCATACTTATAACTAGCAAAACTGTTACTGAAACGTGGGTTCGGGATTTTTTAAGAGCACCTGACGAGTATATTGATGCTAACCCCGATCGCATTAATTGGGCGGTCTGCACTCCTACTGTAGAAAGCGGTGTTTCAATCGAGAAAGTTAGCAAGTTTGATACTCTGTTTTGCTGGTTTGTCGGAGTTGTAGGAATAAATGAAGCCGTGCAGATGTCACGCCGGGTAAGAAATCCCGGTCGGATTATCGTATACGCTCCCAAAGTGGGCATTGATCATAAACGGAATGCTGGGGCTTTTGAGCAAGTTTTGATGGAAGATTTGGCAGTACGTATTACTGCTGAAGCTGGATTATTCCCAGAAAGTACGATCGGGGATAAAGTTATGGCGACTTTGCGCGCGCAACTTGACAGTCCTCATGTACAAGCCTGGGCAAAAATGCAGGCTATCTCATACTTAGAGACTCGCAACTATCGAGAATTTCTATATCTTGCTTTTGAGTCGATGGGCATGACCCCGCAGCGTGTAGAGGCTTATGAGATAGACTCCGAAGCCTATCGCACTGCTAAGCTAGAAGTCCAGATTGTAGAATGTACTCAGATTTTTAACGCGCCCGACCTTACCGAGTCAGAGGCTGAGGCGATCGGTAAAAAAATTGACTCGACTTGGGTTGAGCGCTGTAGCGTACTTAAGTATAAAATTCTTTACCGCTTTCCCGGTCTGCAAGATTCTCTTTTATGGACTGCTGATTTTGTACACCGTTTGAGATATGCAGAGCGCGATTTAACTAGCTCTCTTGAGATGTTTTGGCTCCTGACACATCCAGAAGAGTCTAAGGCTTTACAAGCTCAAAAATGGGTAGGTAAAGAAGATATCGATTTTTTCGTACCTGACAGGATCGGCGATCGCTGGGCAATTATAGAAGCCCTAAACCGTTTGGGCTTCCCTAAGCTATTGGCTGAGGGGCATCGCTACTCGGATCAGTCTCAAGATGTGTTGAACTTAATCGGATTAATCCGATCGCACAAAACCGTTTCCCGCATCACTGGACACCCTGGCGACGCTACTAATTTGCATTTTATCAACCGCATTCTTATGCCGATGTTTGGCATTAAACCCGTCCGCCATCAAGTACGGATGCCCGTACATACTATTGGCGTGGAAGGGGCGCGGGTTAATTTCTATCATTATGATCGCGCACACTCACACACTCTCAATTTTGAAGAGTTGATCCAATATGTCGATCGCCGCTTCCTTCTCAAACTCGGAGCCGAACCCTCAGATTTACCCCCAATTAATCGCCCGTTAGCGAAGCCCTCGGAGAGGATCGCTCCAAACCCGGACAGCGCACAGGTTCCGACTGCTTCTGACGATGGTATATTACCTCGAACGGAAACAAAAGCATCCGAGGGTTACGTAGGGCTTCAAAGGCATACTATAGTAGGAGTCGAAGATCCTGCTATATATATACAAACAAAGGATAATAATCTGACAAATACACCGGATATCCCCATTTTTAGACAAAACGGCGGGCGATCGGGTGAAACGGTTACAGAGAGGGCGATCGAGGCGATCGAGGCTCTAGGAGTCGATGGTGATGAGGACTCGCATAAATTGCAATCTGAGGAGTTTTTGACTGTGTGGGTGCGAACAAATGCCATCGATCGCCCTAAAATCGAGCCTGCACTGCTGATAGATTGTGAAGGAGAGGGCTTTAGTGTGATGGTCAAGGGCAACTTGTGGCTAATTGCTTGCGATGATTTATTCTGGCTGCCTCCTGAGCCTTCCTAGCTATTTCTAGGCGATGCCGATCGCGCCTTTAAAATCCGATCGCCCTTAATGTAGCCCTTGCTGCTATAGCCTCAGCCGTTACCCGATGCAACCTCGATCCGTTGTAGCGGGGATCGTTTTGTTTGTATATCTATATCTACAATACTATAAACGTTAATCCCGGATAATTCCCAACACTGGGATTAATCTTTCTGTAGTATATCTATACTACGGTTTGTAACACGTTGGGGCGATCCTCTCCGGAGGCTCAGCTAACGGGCATGAGATATTCCCAACACTGGGATTAATCCTATGTAGTATATCTATACTACGGTTTGTAACACGCTGGGGCGATCGCACTGAAAAATACTTTTAAAACTTTCCGGTATTTTCGATTAGATGTGGTATACTATAATAAGATAGTAAAGAAACTAAAGGGAGAAAAGAGAATGAAGCGGATGAGGTCTTTTCAGTTGGATTGTGTGAACCAAATATTAGGTATTTTGGACAGTGGACAAGATCCCCTTTTAATTAGTCCTACGGGATCAGGGAAGACGGCGATGTGGTGTAAATTAATAAAAGTATTATCAAAGCGCGATCGGGCGTACAAATTCCTGGTCATTGTACCTCGCAAAAGTTTAGTAGTGCAAGCGATGGAAGAGTTGGCGGACTGGAAAATTGACGCGGGCGCGATCGCCGGAAATTTCCCAGAATCGAAGCGCGCGACCGTACAGGTAGCGACCTATCAAAGTCTAGCATCGCGGGATATAGACTGGCTGAAGCCGGACTATACGGTACTAGATGAAGCTCATCTTAGCGCCTTCCCTAAGTCTGTCAAAGCATGGATACCTACGGTTAGTGACTATTGGCTGCACAAAAATAGGACGATCGGCGTGACGGCGACACCGAGGCGATCGAACAAACATACTAGCTTAGGTGAGTTATTCTTGCCTGATAACATAGTATTCGCGCCTAAGATTGCCGACTTGATCCGGATGGGGTATTTGGTGAGACCGAGTTATGGGGTATGCCCTAATGCCGTCACAAAAAAGATGATGTTCGATCCGAATTACGTTCTTGCAACATATAAATTAACCGATCGCCGCCCGACAATCGTATTCGCTCCCAGTGTACCCAAGGCGGTAATGATGGCAAACAGATTTAATGCAGAGGGTATCAAAGCGCGCGTTGTGACGGGTAATACATCGACGGACGATCGGCGGGTTATCTTCTCAGAATTTAATGCTGAGACCTTGCCTGTAATAGTTAATTGCTGTGTACTTAGAGAGGGGATCGATCTACCGGTCGCCACTAATTTAATATTGGCAATAGATCCGGATTCTCACAGTAGTTATGTGCAGTGCATAGGGCGGGTATTGCGACCTGCTACATACAAAGACGGCAGCAAGAAAATGCACGCTACTATATACGATGTTACTGGGTGTGTAGAACGCCACGGTCGGGTAGAGGAATTAGAATATACAGCCGATGATATCCAGTTACCGGATATAGAGTCCGGTGAGGTTCCGATGAAATCATGCCCTAAAGAAGACTGTGATATCAAATCATATATTAGCGCGCGGTTTTGTCGCTGCGGGTGCGAGTTTGAGATTAAAAAGCGCCGGACTGTCATCCCAGAGGGTAACGTGTTTGCGCTGCTTAATAGTGATGAGAGGGAGCATAAGGCGATGTATGAGGAATTACTTTTAGAGGCTTTTGAGCGGGGCGATCGCCCGCAAGCTGCCAGAGTTGAATTTTACAATCGTTACAGGTATACCCCCCCGATTCTATGGCGACAAAATTTCAGACCATCACCGGAAATCGAAGGCTGGCTACTGACTGAGGGGCTGAGGCTCAATGCCGATTGGCGATCGCGGCAGCTTGCACTACCTCTCTAATGCCCACTGGGATTAATCCCAGTGTTGGGAATAGGGCGATCGCCCACCGGAAAAATACTTTTGAGATTGTCCGGGATTCTCTCAAAAGTATGGTATCTTATAATAAGACGAACAAACAACGCAGGGCAAAAAGAAATGAAAACTACACTTAATCCCAACCGCAAAGACCTACAAAACGCTCTCATCTATACTAAAGAAGCGATCGCGCGCTTGCTGGGAGTCACTGCCAAGAGCATCACCCGGACTATGGTTTGGTGGTCTGGTTTCTGGATTCTGATTAAAGGCAGAAGCCCCCGCCTCTACAAAAAATCTTTGTTTAACAAGCACTTCGCGAATTTCCGCAAGCAAGCGGCGACCAACTACACAGTCTCGAAAACAGACAGCAGCACTTACAAAGTGACCCCGATCGCGCAAGAACCCCCCACTGAGTACACAAAATCCTATCTGATTTTGAGTGTTGCCCCCAAAGGTTTACTCAAATACACCTGCGGGTGTACGGATTTTAAAATGTTGTCTGAGGCATTCAAAGCACCCGCCTGCAAGCATATCTATGCAGTGCTCGCTACGCAAGGGTTCGGGTCACTCAAAGAGGCGATCGACGCGAATACAGCCGCGCTTGACGCTAAACTAGCGATCGGGTTGTAGGGCGATTAAATCGAGGCGATCGCCCCGCTACACACGATCGCCCCGCTAAAAAATCTTTTCAAAACTTTACGGATTTTATGGGATAGTATGGTATAGTATATTAAGATGACAAAAGCACGAGAGAGAAGCACTCATGAAATCTAGCGACACCCGCGTTACCTTCGATCAACTTTCAGAGTACATGAACAACGGCGCGCCGTTAACGCAAGTCCGAGAAATGATTGATATGCTCAGGAGTTATGAGTATGAACTGGAAAGCAATATAACTGATTGGCGCGAATATATCCCCACGGTTTCTGATCATGTTATTTGGTGCGATCGGGCAAGCGGCTGGAACCCTCAAGTCAATTTGCAGATTATCTTGACTTTTCTATTTCAGCAGGGTTATCAGGTAAGATTTCCCCGGATCGAAAAAGACGGCGTTAGCGCTACGTGGGAAGTCCTAAAAAATGGTCGGATCAGCAAACTTGAGTATAAGCATGGGATCGGCTATACCATCAATGGTATTTTCATTAAGCTAAGCGCTTTGAAGTAAAAGTGAATCCCATTGTTGGGAATTGTGGGGCGATCGCCCGATCGCCCGATCGCCCAAAATAGTTTTCAAACTTTCCTGATTTGTCTAAGATAGTACGGTATACTATAATAGACAGAAGCAAACAGAAGCAAACAGAAGCAAACAGAAGCAAACGGGAACAAACAAAATGACAGATTACTTGAAAGTTAGACGCGCCTTTATGGCAGCCAAGCTCAACCTGTATGAATTAGAGGCTCTTAAGGGGCTAGTCGATGCTGAGATCCGAGATGAGGAAAAGCAGATAAAACTGTGGACGATCGCGGGGGGATACCGACTCCACTTGCGGGATCAGTTTGATGTCATCAAATTGGCTCTATCATCGAGTAATATCCGGATCTCATCTGATCGCCCGCAACTGACAGATTTTGGCGAGATCAGTTGGTATATCAGCTTAAAGGGATTGTGTCCGGGCCGCTTAAAGCTAGATATAGATGGTGTTTGGTCGATCTCCGAATTTAAGAATCGCGCTGTTGCTGCACCCGTGTATACCCTAACAGGTTTGCTGGCACGTCGCCAAACGGATCTCACTGACTGGAAATTGGCTAATTAGAGCTTGCCTTGATAGGCGATCGCCCGATCGCCTTTGTTTTTTTAAAAAGGAATCGCAATGATTGGATGGGATTTGTTTTCAGGTATAGGCGGCGTTAAATGTGGGATGACCTTAGCGGGGATCAAACCCGTATTGGGTGTCGAGTTCGATCCCCGTGACCCCAAACTCTCCGAGGCTTTTATTAAAATTCATCTAATGAACGGCTGGCAAGGTACTCGATTAGAGACAGTGCAAGAATTTGCGGATTGGGGATGCCCTGGTTTGCCTCGTAATGCCCAAATAGCCCACATATCCCCTGTTTGTGCAGACTACTCGGTCGCAACGTCCGGCGCGCCTAGAAACGAGAATCAAGCCATGATCCGGGCGTCTATGGATGCGATCGCGATCGGGATGCCCCGGTGCTTCACACTCGAACAGGTTCCTATGTATAGAAAATCACCTGAGTTTGATTATATGAAAGCGCGGGCGATCGCGCTTGGCTACACAGTTAATAGCACAGTTTTAAATATCGGATCACCGTTTGGACAGTCGCGCGTCCGGCTTGTGGTCACGGCTGCACTGCATGGTAACTGGGAATCACCCATACAGCCTGACAGTAATAGCTGGTATGAGATAGTCAAAGATTTGATCCCCGCGTTCGCTCCGATCGTACCAACACCGCGACAACGGCAAGCTGTACTCGATTGGCAAGCGCGCAATCCGGATCAGCTTCAAAGCCCTCTCTATGTAGAGCGCGTGACTTGCGGTGAGAAGCCCAAAGCGCGCGGGATCGGCGAACTGATCCCGACCTTGATTAAATCTAAATTTAGAGACGGGGCTGAAAACGGGCGATCGAAAATATCTTGCCTGTACTTCCCGGCTAGCGGGGACTGGCTTAATTTCAATTTAGAAGCTCACGCCCGGCTGTCCGGATTCCCAGATACCTTTAGATACCCCAATATAGCAAGGTTTGTAGGTGCTGGCTTTGGTTACAGCGTTCCGCCGCTGTTCTATGCCTCTCTGCTAAGAACTATGCCCAAATAATCCCAGCGCTGGGAATATCGGAAAATAGTTTTAAAACTTTCCGGTATTCCTTGAACTTAATGGTATACTATAATAAGACGAACAAACAACAAAGGAAATAAACACCATGACAAGCTTAAGCAAAAATAACAAGGGATATCATACTGTAGCGCTGTTGACAGCCGATCTAGAGCGGGCGATCGGCACGCCGAAAACCTTACGCAACGTTATGAGCGATTTTCGGGATCTAAACTACTACTATGGGAAATTGAATATCAAAGCAGCGGATTTGAAGAAAGCGGCGATCGCCCTACTTACTGACTTGCGGACAGACCTATCTGATATTGAGTCATTCAAAGCAGATAAGATTGCTAAGGCGGCGCGGCTTAAAGCAGAAGATGCCAAAATCGAAAAAATTCGCCTCGACACACTCAGTCCTGAGTGTCTGCAATGGCTGTCGTACTCAGCAGTAACGCCGGGGATCATCATGGTCAAACAAGATTTTAGTCGCAACGGCTGCGACAAATGGGTTACGTTTGCCAGCCACGCTCAAATTTTTTCTCTATTGACGGGACGTGAGCCAATTTTGGAGCGTGGCTATTCCAAAATTGAGATCCCACAAGACTTTATTGCGTTCTATGAGTTATTGATACAAGAATCCGAAATTCCCCTGACTTTTGTGTACGAATCGTATCGCTAATCCCAACGCTGGGAATACCGGAAAATAGTTTTAAAACTTTCCGGTATTCCCTAGTGGGGATGGGATACTATAATAAGACAATCAAAACAAACACAAAACGGAAACAAAACACCATGAAAACTACCACGATTACCACCAACACCCGCCCGATCGATAGCTACTACACCCAAAATCTCGCAATAGTTGAGTCGATGTCTGTGAATAATATGACTTGGTTCCTCAAGAGTGCTGAAATTAAAGGACGCTCTAAAGCAACGACCCGCGCTCTTAAAATCAATTTGATTATGACTGCTTATTATGGCTACCCTAAAGCCCCGATCGCGCCTACAGCCCCGATCGCGCCTAAAGCCCCCAAAGCAGCCAAAGCCCCCAAAGCTAAAAAAGCACCCGTAACGCGCGCTAGCCTCGCAAAAATCGCTAACGTTTATGGATGGGAAGTGCTAGGCAACGGGGATCAGTTCATTATTCGTCACGAACGCGCCCGCGCCGATCGCAACATGGCAACGGCTAAGTCCTTAACCGCGATCGCGAAAAAACTGAAAAGTATTATCAGTGAGTTTGAATGCCTGACAGTTGACAATCGCATCTCCGAGTTCTACGGCAAATATTACGCTTAAGCGCGATCGGGCGGGCGATCGCCCCGCTATTCCCAACACTGGGAATCTTCCGGGATTAATCGCGCTTAAGCGTAGTATATAATAGGGAGGACAAACAACGCGGGATCAATCATGACGTTAACGCCGATCGCAGGTAACAGCCCAGTTAGAAGATTTGAATCCGGGGACGCTAATAGCGCGATCGTGCTAAACGTGCCAGCGCAAGGATTCCTAAACCAGACACTAGCTATAAGTCAGCAATTAGAGGCGATCGTGGCGACACAAACAACGATCGGGACGCGCTTAACACAGTTGGCAGACGCGATAAGTCTCAAAGACGGGGCGATCGCACTCAGGAATAATCTACAGTCTGACCGCAGCCAGTCGGCAACGGCAGACACTCAGGCATCAACAGTCGAGTCGGGGATCAATACATTAACGAGCATCTCTACAACAGAAGCCAATAGGGTCGCGGGGATCAACACAAAGCTAGATTCTATTACTCCATCGACTTACCAGGCTTTTAACTCGAATTTAAGCGCGATCGGCGCTGCTGCTGCGAGTGCAAGCAATTACCTATACAGCGATCCCAGTGCAGTTATCTCTTATGCTACGCCACAACTTAGTACAGGGACTAGGATTCGAGATGTTATCCTGCAGGCAACACTAGCAGCAAGCGCGGGATCACCTTCGATCGCGGGTGATGTTTGGGTTAACTTGCCCTTACTTCAAACACTCAACAATGCTAGCAACGTTGTGAGCTACAACAGCGCTACACGCAATATCACGTTAAGTGCAGGGGAATACTCGATCGAGGGCTATATCGTAGCTACTAATACCCAGTTAGTGCAGATGTCATTATTGCAAGGTTCTACTCGATACTTAGGATCTAGTGGTAAAGGTACTGACAATGCAGGGGTTATAGGGAGCGATCGCCTTAGCATCTACTCGCATCTAATGACATCATTTAGTATTAATAGCACTCGTGTATACAACGCCCAAATATTCTTAAGTAGCGGCGCAATCATATCGAGTAGCTTAGGGGAAACAACGCCGTGGGCATTCTTGCGCGTTAGGCACTATCAATCCTAAGATGCCTATAGGTAGGTTGTAGCGCGCGATCGTGCCTACACGCGCGCGCTAGGCATAGGTGCATGGCATGGCAAGGCATGGCATGGCATGGCAAGGCATGGCATGGCAAGGCATGGCATGGCATGGCTAAGGCATGGCTAAGGCAAGGCAAGGCATGGCTAAGGCAAGGCATGGCATGGCTAAGGCAAGGCATGGCATGGCTAAGGCAAGGCAAGGCATGGCATGGCATGGCTAAGGCATGGCTAAGGCATAGGCTCTAACGTGCGATCGTGCCTACACGCGCGCTAGGCATAGGTGCATGGCATAGGTGCATGGCATAGGTGCATGACATAGGTATTAGGTATTAGGTATTAGGTATAGGTATTAGGTATAGGTATTAGGTATAGGTGGCATAGGTGCAGGGTAGGGGAGGCATAGGTGTAGGGTAGGGTAGGCGATCGAAACCAGCAACTTAAAATCAAGAAATATTATCAAGAAATATATTGTCAAGAAATATATTATCAAGAAATATATTATCAAGAAATATATTATCAAGAAATATATTATCAAGAAATATATTATCAAGAAATATATTATCAAGAAATATTATCAAGAAATATTATCAAGAAATATTATCAAGAAATATTGTCAAGAAATATTGTCAAGAAATATAATATCAAGAAATATTAGCTTTGAGTTGCTATGTAGTACCCCAGACCCCCCCCCTCACTAGACCCCCTTCAGATTATTTCCTAATATCAACTTCAAAGTAGAAGCAAGTTTGAATATTATGATGAATGAAGTTTTAAAGCAAAACTTTGTTTAATGAAGTTTTGCAAGTTTTGCTAAAGTTTTGCTAAAGTTTCTTAAAGTTTCTTAAAGTTTTCTTGATTTGTCAAAATTAATCTTGATTATAAAACTTTGAAGCTAGCATCAAAATTCATTATAAATTTAGCTTGAAAAGTGCTACCCTAGCATACCCCCCTAGACCCCCCCTCTGAGCATTTTTTAAAACTAGGAAAATTTAACATACTGAAGCTACATTAAAGCAAAACAAAGCAAAAGTAAAAAAGCCAAAATGTTTAAAATATTTTTGATAAAAAACATTGTCCAACTGTTAATGGTAGAGTCCGGTTGTTTCTGTAGCGTCCTATTAAAATGCAGCCAGAAGATATCCGGCTGCATTTTATTTAGCTGCGAGTGACTAGATGAAAAAAAGCTTTGAAATTGCCTCTAAAACTTCAGGCTTATCGTAGTACCATTGACGAGTACCTGTCACAAGGTAAGGTTTTAGAAGGTCATGTGCTACGGTCTCGCAAACTTGGGAATTAACGGGAAACAAGGCGATCGGAATTAAGAACGGATTGGTAGATCGATGATGACTCAAACGAACGTCCGGGTCGGAAGTAAAGCCAAGTTTAATGATCCGATTACCTATATCGCGCAACACGTAAACGTAACCATGTATTACCGGAATCCGATAGTCTATCTTAGGGACTTTCTCCATTATTTGACGATTAGCTCTAATCGGTTCTGCGATCGGTTCTGTGGCGACGCTCTCGCAGCGTTCAGCACTAAGAGCAGCCGACAAATAAAGAACCCCAATAAACGGCATAGAAGCAACACGACTCGTTTTTTGGTGCGTAACATTTTTGCTATAGCTTGCCGATGTCTTAAACTCTGCCAATTTAGGGCAAGTCTCGATCGCCATGTCCCAAAAACGAGAAACATTGTTAGGTTTAGGTTGTTTGAGCAAAAAGGCGACAACTTGACCGAGCGGATATTGATAGCGATCGGGTGCTGTTGACTGCTTTATTTTGCCAATTGCTACGGCGACCTTGAATTGTCCTGTTAGTGATTCGATGTCGGAGATCGAAACGCGAAAACCGTCTGCCACAATCTGCTGATGTATTGTTACCATGTCCATCAGTGTTATGATATCCATAAGTCGAGTCCTGAGTAGGGTTGGCTTTGGGCGGGTAGTCTCTAGCTATCCGTCCTTATCATTATACTATACTATTTTAACTTATCCGATAGATTTCCCTACTTTTGCCCCGATCGCCCTTAATTGGCTCTGCCTCCGGTGTCAGATTATGGGGATTTTAGGGTAATTTGACACTCTGTTCTTAAAATGGCTGTAATCGGCTCTGTGTATAGGTTTAAGGCTGTCACGGGAGGCTATATAGTATATAAATTATGACGTTTCCCGATGACTAACCCGATCGCCCGTCTCAGCTAACAAGTGCAGCGCAAACGATTCGGCTGAGGGCGATCGGGTGGCAAGTATTCCCAACAGTGGGATTAATCTGTGAAGTGAACGCGGCAGCGGACAATGTTTGCCATCTGCACGGCGTTTTCGTGGGGAATAGCACCCTCAAAGTCGATAAACTCAATCACGTAGTCTTCACGGAGTTTTAGCTTGTCTAAAGCGCGTTCTGAGAGGTAATCGCGGGTCAATTGGGAATCTTTGGTTAGATTGAAGTGCGATCGGATTTGCGCTGCGGTAACTCCCCACATGGCTTGATAGAGTTGGTTGGTGCATTGGGCAATTATTTTTCCTAGTGGTAGATTCGTCTGAGTGTCGGGGCGATCGTACCAAGCTTTGATTGAGTCCGTAAGTTCGCGGCGGGTAACTATTGTTGCCGATCGGATCTTTTTCCATCTTATTTGTAGCTCCTTTTCTGCCTGTTTAGCTTCCTCTGTGAGAGCCTTAAATTCGCCACTGAGAACTAATAGCAGCGTGTACCCCGCCCACGCTTCAAACTCTGAGCTAATCCAACTTGCTACCGAGATCGCGATTTGTGGATGTCCGTATACCCCAGCATCGCCACCAATAGCGTCTCGTGTTTGTATTAGTAAACCTGATGTAATCCCAAAACCCAGGCAATCGTTGAAACCCGCATGGTTGTCCGGGGTGATTATAATCACCCCGGACGGGCTATAGGTTCCAGCCTCTAAAATTCTCAAGACAGCGTGAAAATAAGATAAGCGCTTCTTATCTTTCGTTAAGTAGTCTACCAAGCGCTTGCCACCTGCTTTGCACATCTGACTGAGGTTTACATACCCTTTGGGGATTGTTACGCCGTTAAGCACGGTCTCTGAAGATGTTTGCTCGATCGCCTTGCCATTGAAATTGTGTGGTATGATAGTCATTAGTTAGCCTCTTAGGTAGGTTAGCTCATGCACCGGAAGTCAGTAGCTTTGCGGTGCTATCTGTATTATAGCATAGCTTTAGTGGGATATCAGGAAAATAGTAGAAATCTTTTAGGCGATCGCCCGCGCGATAATGGGGATATTAGGGCTATTTGACATCGAGTTTTTAAAATGGCTGCAATCGTTACTGTGTATAGGTTTAAGTCTGTCACAGAACGGTATATAGTATATAATATGACGTGTATCCTGTGACTTTCTCCCTTATTCTGTGACGGGGCGATCGGGCAAAAAAGCGCCGATCGCCCCAGCTAAAAATATTTTTTTATTTTTTGCGGATTTTGCAGAATGCTATGGTATAGTTAGATAGTTGGACAGAACCAAACAAACTAAGCGGATCTAAACATGACTAAGCAAACAGGATTTTTGACATTTCGGTTGGGCGTTCAGACCGTATACTGCAACCGCACCAAAGGCGGTTTATGGTTTACCGTTTCAAACGGTGAGCCTGTAAAAGTTGACGCGGTAAGCTTTCAAAGCAAACCGGGCGGGTTGCGAGGCTTGAATATCTATGAGGCTAATCGCGGCGGTAAAGACGGCTGGAAAGTCGGGTTATTGCTAGAAGATGAAAACAGCCAAGTTTACAAGTTCGAGACGGGATCAGGAACTAGCTTTGCACGGGGGATGTTGTGGGCGATCGCTAGCCTGAGTCCTGAGCAAGCGCAAAACGGACAAATCGGCATCAATCCGACACCAGCCGATCCTACAAAAACAAAATCGAGTAATCCCGGTAGTATTTTATACTGCAATATGCTGTGTGATGGTGTCGAGTTGCCGATCTTTATGGGAGAAGGGCGACCGGACTGGCAACAAATAGCCCAGATAGCTTTAAGTAAAGCCAACGGATACGATTATCCGATCGCAGAGATCCCCGCATCTTGGGTATTCAGTGATGATGAAGGCAAAAGTTCTAGCCAGCCATCAGTTGCCACTAAATCGGGATTTAGCGGTCAACCGACATCAGGCGGGCGATCGGGCGTAACTTACCCCAATACGCCGTTAAAGGCTCAAGAACCCGCTAAAGAACCCGCTAAAGAGTCGCCTGATGAATTGCTGGCGATTAAGTTTCTCAGTGGTCTTTACAGTGAGTTTATGCAAGCGATAGAAGCTGCCTACACTTCCAACGCGATCGCGATCGATAGCGGCCGATTGACTAAATTTTTAGAGCACGCAAAAGTCGGAAGCTTTGACGATTTAAGCAGCACCCGCAAGAATCAAGTCACGATTAGCCTAGCGATAGAGTTAATAAAAGTCAAAGCACCCGGTCATGACGCGATCGCGCTACTCGAAAAAATGCTGAATGTTTCCCCTCTGAATATAGAGCATTTTGATGCTGTAAATGCGATCGCGTCTAAAGCATTCTCGGAATTAATCCCGTTCTAATCCCATTGTTGGGAATTAATTAATGCTGGGGCGATCGGGACTGAAATCTCGATCGCCTTTCTTGTATTTTTGTGTGCTAAGGTAGGAAATATAAATAATTAATCTCAGCTAAAAAGAATGAGAAATAAAGATCCTTTTTTACGCAGGTTGCACCCAAAATTAACCGATGAGCAATGTTGCATGATGGTCGCAATGCGAGATGTGCTAGGCATCAAAGCAGCCGAAAATCACTTTAATATTCCTGCAAAAAAGCAGATTTCTCTCAGTGAGAAAGTGAAAACATCGCCGCATTTAGATGCGGTTTACTGGCAATACAGAAATTCGATCGCAAAAAGGTGGATGAATCAATTGGGGGAGACCATGAGTGCAACACTTGCTAAAATCACTGAGACGATAGGGGAAGATGAGATTAATTTGCTACAACTGCGAGAGCTTGTAAGGGCTGCTGAGGTATTAGGTGATATTTCCGTTAGCGCTACGGCGATCGCCCCGGAAGGGATAGAAATAGATGCTGTTAAGCATCAAATTATCGACGTGACAGACGACTCTGAGCAATATTTGCTACCAGCCAGCAAGGTACAAAACGATGCCTTTAGCTAAAGCCTTGCAGCTACGAAAAATGGCAGAAATTGCCAGAGGGAAGCGACAAAAGTTTGCAGATTTTCCAGCGCCGCATCCTAAGCAAGCGCTGGCACTCAAAAGTAAAGCAGAAGTCCTGCTATTCGGAGGCGGCGCGGGGCCCGGAAAGACTACATGGTTACTTTGGGATGCTGCTAAACATATTAACAATGGCATTTACAGCGCCGTTATCTTGCGTAGGACATACCCAGAGATATGCAACGAGGGCGGCTTGTGGGATGAGTCTCAGAGATGGTATCCTTTGAAGGGCGCGACGGCTCATCAGACGCGGTTAGAGTGGACGTTTCCCAGCGGTGCTACAATCAGATTCTCGCATTTACAGCACGAAAAAAACGTGAATAATTGGCAGGGCGCACAATTACCCTATGTAGGCTTTGATGAAGTTACGCATTTTACTAAAAAACAGTTTTTTTACTTACTTTCTAGGTTGCGATCGCCCCACGGTTTTGAGCCAAAAATGAGGGCAACTTGCAATCCGGATGCCGATAGTTGGGTAGCAGAGTTAGTCGATTGGTGGATAGGTGCAGACGGCTATGCAGACCCCAAAAAAGCGGGGAAAATAAGGTTTTTTATAGTAGTTGATGATATTATCCTTTGGGGTGACACAAAGCAGGAATTAGAAATAAAATATCCGGGTTGCTTGCCTAAAAGCTTTACATTTATTGGTGCGACGGTAGAAGATAACCCGACCTTGCTAAAAGCAGATCCGGGTTATCTGGCAAACTTACAAGCTCAGAACTCAGTTGATCGAGATCGGCTCTTATATGGCAACTGGCACGTTAAAAAAGCAGAGTCTATGCTATTCGATGTCGAGGCTGTTGATGCTTGCGCGATCGGCAACTATGCTTCACCTGTTCACAATCGCCGCTATCTGTGGGGTATAGACCCCAACTATGGCGGGGATGATTACTTCACGGCTCAAGCTTGGGATATCTCCACAGTTCCCTATACTTTGGCTTATGAGTACCACAAAAACAAAACCCCAGTGTCAACATCAATCAGGGCTTTAATTCCATTTATAAGGCGATATCCCCCGCTAATCATCGGAGTGGAAATTAACTCAGGCGGGAAAGTCATAGCCGAAAACTTAGCCGAAAAAATGCCTGATATCCGCATACAAGGAATACTATCAACTAAGTCGAGTAAAATTATCAACACTGACAGATTAAAGCTATTTGTAGAGGAAAAATCAATAAATTACCCTAAAAATTGGGAAGGTATAGAAGAGTTTAAAAAGTTTTCAAAAGACGATCGCCGCGCCGTCTCAGGGCATGATGACACAGTGATGGCGGCGGCTAGCGCTTTTGCGTGTTTGGATTTGGTACACGCTAGAGATCCGATCGCCCCTAGTGTTGGTGTACAATTTACCCACGCTACATTTTAGAACTCAGCAGAAACTGAGTGAATAAAAAACTTTTCTTTACTATTGAAGACCGAGATTAACCGCCTGCGATCGTACTTGTCATCCCATACGATCGTCGCAGTTCCCATTACCCGATCGACGGCGATCGACTCGATCGTCGCGCTACCCTGAGCAATTCCCACAAATACCCGATCGCCCGGCTTCAATTCCCACGATTTGCGCTCCGGCAGGTATTCGCTGGAATCGTTCGGGGCGATCGGCTGAAACCATTTCTTTAAAAATCCTGATAACATGAGTTATAACCTGTATGTGTGATTACACCATACCATACTATATCGAGATTCCCAACACTGGGAATTATCACTATTATGCAAACAGCAGCGCTTACTCCATTAGTATCTCTTATCAGTCAGAGTTTAGGCTACGGTGAGTCATCTTCCCACTGGTTTAAAAATGGCTGGTCTACCAGCACGTCGGGCGGTTACGGGAATAGAAGCAACTATTATGTTAACGATTACGCAGCTATGCTTAAACAGCCGTGGATAGCCGCTGCGGCGAAGGTTCGGATTCTGTTGATGCTGTCATACTTGCAGGAATACTCGCACGAAGATCCCAAAATTCAGCAAGATATTTTAAAGCAAATTGAAGATTTGCCAGGCAGTTTCAAAACTCATCAAAGCAAGATTGCATCATCAATTTATTACGGCTTTTCAATTACTGAAAAATGGCACGAAGTCAGAGCAAGAAAAGCAGTGCTAGCGGGTTTGAATTGGGTTGATCCGCGGTTTATAAAATTTAAACTGAGAGACGATTTAAGCTTAGAAACTAGGTTTAAAAAAGGTGAATTAGACATCGAATTAACCGATTTTTTACATATCAAAAATGAAGAGTGTTTTAATCTTGGGAATAATCCGGCGGGTGTTGCTACGCTAGAAAGAGCGATCCCATTTTGGGAGCAATACAGGTTAGTGATGCTTTCAATGGCGATCGCAGCGCAACGGCAAGCAACGCCGCTATTAGTTGGCAAAAGTAACGCCGGAACCGATGAAGCAGCAAAAGTTATGTTAGAAAAATTAGAAGAGGCTCGGAATAGTGGGGTGATGGTAATCGACGCGCTTGATGAAATTTTGGCGATCGCGCAACAGACAGACGGCGCTTTTTTTGTGTCAGTTTTAAGACTACTCAGGCAAGGAATTTTGATGAGCTTTTTAATACCTGAGACGATTTTAGGGCAAGGCGAATCCGGGTCGGGCGACTCGAATCTAAACAGCGGACACACTGAGATATTAAGAATGGCTAGCCGTACCGATGCGGGTATTTTTGGTGAGGAATTGGTAGAGCAATTAATCCGCCCTATCATCCAGTTTAATTATGGCGATATTGGGAATTGGGGTAAATTCCCATTAAGAATTGATGAACCGCGCGATCCTAACGGTTTGATTGCAGCGCTCCAAAAAACTGTTGAAAATTCGATCCTAGATGCTGAGACTGTCGGAAGTCGAATTGTAGAACTAGCTGGCATTTAGCGGGGCGATCGCCCGATCGCCCGACCTGTTTTGATATTGGGGTAAAATCGTTACACTGTATAGGTTTGAGGCTGTCACAGAACGTCATATATTATATAAATATGACAGTATTCTGTGACAGATTTTTCGTTAAAACCAGAGGTCTCCTACTTGCTCTAAAGGGCGATCGGACTGAAAATTATCTGAGTGCGATCGGCGATGGTGCAAACTATGAACCGAGGCACTAGAGCAAACCTCTAGATTGTCGGGGCTATTGTCTTCTGGGATGCCGTTTAAATGATGCACAACCTCTCCCCTTCTCAGTTTCCGGCAGATTGTACGTTCTGCTATGACGCGGTGCAAATACACAGTTTTATAGGGCATACTATTTGCGATCGCAACTCAAGAAAACATTATCCGCAGGCAGTAGATCGTCCGGTAAGTCTGCACCGATTATTAAGTTGACCGTGCTGGTATTGTTGCAGAAGATTTTGACATCGAATAGTTCGCTATTTTCAGCAACAAAAGCAGATTTCAGGGTAATATCCCCTGATTTAATAGCTTGCAGGCGATCGCCCGTTACGGCAAGATATAGCCACCGATGAAACAGGCAATTCTCATCAATAGAAAGAGCGAGAAACAAATCGCCGACCGTATTGTGGCAAGAAAAAAAGCATGGGCGATCGTAATAATCATAAACCTCGGAAATCTCCAAAGTTCCTAAAGAAGTGTCAACAGGCAGAAATAGCATTTGATTGCCTCAAGTTTCAATGATATTCATATTATATCATAACAAAAGGGAGGATCAGGAAAATCAGGAAAATAAATCCGTCTTGAAAAACGGGGCGAACGCGCTACAACCCGCCTCTCTATGCTAAATTGTTAAAGGTTAATGAGATTCCCAACACTGGGATTTTGCGATATGAACATGAACTATCGGGACGTGTCCGGGGCGATCGCGGGGATCGATAATGAAGGGATAAAAACGCTAGAATTTAGCTTTGCTAGCAACACCCCCCATCGCCGTATGGACTGGGAAAGTTGGGAAGTGATAGACGAGGTTTTAGATTGTCGGGAAGAAGCAATTAAGGGCGATCGGCTTAATTCTGGTTTAATTCAGTTTTTGTGGAATCACGATCCGGATCAGGTTCGAGGCGTTATTAGTTCGATAAAATGGGATGGCAATCGAGGTTTAGCTGTGGCTAAGATGTCGCGATCACCCGCTACAGAGGAATTATATCAAAACGTCGCAGACGGCATTCTGAGGGGGATCAGTGTAGGATACAGAGTCCACAAATACGAAGTTTTAAGTAATGCAGTGTGGGAAGGCGACAAATGGGATTCTAAATTAGTCAGTCCAAAAAAAGTAAAAGCGATCGAATGGGAAATTTTCGAGATCAGTGCAGTTTCTATTCCGGCGGATGCTACAGTAGGAATAGGGCGCGCCGATCGCGGCTTTCCTGATAATTTGCAGCAAGTTATCAAAACAGTCGGAGTACAAAAAGTTAAGGACGCTTTAAGAAAAATGACAGAAAAGTTAGACGATATTAAGAGAGATCCGGCATACTTGGATCTAGATGATAAGTATAGAACCTCACAAGCTGAACTAATCATCCAGAAGGCTGAGAATGAGAGCTTGAGAGCGCAAGTGCTAGCCTTGCAAGCGTCAGCATCAAAATATCAGAAAGATGCTGAGATTAGCCAAAAATACGTTAGTCTGAGATCGACGGCTGAAGCTTTAGTTGCTGAAACTAAAATGTCGAGTCATGAATTTGACGAGCTATTCGCTCGATCGCTTGCGGACTTTCTGGTAACACCGGATGCTACGGCAGAATTAAGAGCGATCGAGATTGTAGTCGGTATGGCTAAAAAGCGATCGGCTACACTGAACAAAAAAAGCTCAGGAATACCCCCAGAACTCCCAGATGACGAGATCGCAGCAAAGGGCGATCTAGCTGACACTAAAGCAGCAATTCTCAGTTACGAAAACGCTTGGAAACAATAAAAACAGGAGGATTTTTCAATGCCTGAGTTATTCAACAAAATTGTCGCGGGTGAGTTGGCAATGTCAGGGCAAGAGGACAGCGCACGGACTGCTTACAACGCAGAGGCTGTCGCAGCGATTAGGCCAGGTTCCTTTGTGGCGATCGCCACGGCTTTAGAAGGCAATCTAGAGCGCCGTGGTGTGATTTTACCAGTCGGTGCTAATTCTATTATTGTGGGAGCTTGTAAGCGCTGGTATTTGAAGGATGAGCACCCGCCCAAGGATCAGGTCGCGTATTATTTCCGTGGTGTAATAGGAGTGCTAGTTGTAGCAGCCGTAAAATCTGGAGACCCAGTATTTACCATATTTACCCCTGGTTTGACACAAGGTCGGGCAACAAATGTAGCAGGCGCTAATGCTGTATTAGTCCCTAACGCTCGATTCTTATCTACGATTGGCGCGGGTGAAGTGGCAATCTGTTCGCTTAACTTGCCTTAATTTCTAATAGTTGAAAGCTCCATTATTAATCCCAACAATGGGAATTTAGAGAGGTTAAAAAATGCCAGTTTCTGCTTTGTGGCAATACATATCGGAAGGATTAGAAATTCGGAATAACTACCGATTCCCTCAATATCCTTTTGAGAATGGAACACTGATCCCTACTACGGGCGACCTACCGCCTGGGAAAGATGAGGTCGGTGCAATCTTTATGGGCGGTAATTTAGGGGAGGAAGCGATTTTGCTAGCGCCCGGCGCGGCTGACATCCCGTTAACCCCAGTGACTTTAAGCACAGATAATTATCCTGTTGTAATGGCAGCAAAAGGATATTCTGTAATGTGGCAAGAAGCTCGGACACAAGACGCGCTACAAATCAGGCAAATAGTAGAAAACCGGAAAATTGACATAGTTCGATCGGAGATAGCTAAGCGCTTAAACAGGTTCGCGGCGATCGGGGAACCTGTTCTAGGTTATACGGGGTTATATAATAACCCTAACGTTAGTCTTACCGTTTCCGCTTTTAACCCGAATACTGCGACTTATGCTCAGTGGGTCGAATTTCTAATTGATACTATCTTGAGCGCCGGACTGAGTGCGGATGGCGAGACAGTTTTAGAGCCTGACACGATTTTATTATCTCCAAGGATGCGGGTGTTAGCATCGCGAATAATGAACCCTCAAAATGGCGATGTTTCAGCTTTAGACGCTGCGATCGAGCAACTGGGAACCTCGCCCGCGGGTAATTCTGCCAGTTTCATCCGGTCGCCCTTCAGTTCGAGTGATATTCTCGAAAAATATGCAGTCCGCCCTAACGTAATTAACCGCGATCGGATGGTTGTTTACACGAGAGATCCCGCGGTAGTCAGTCGCCGGATCGAGTCTACAGTTGCCCAGTTAGTCGATGAGCAATTTTTAGCCCCAACACAAGGATTAACTAGAATCTTCCCGTTTTTCTCGTGTTCATCAGGCACAATGATTCACGATCCGGCTGGCATTAAATATATTGATGTTGTTGAAGCTGTTTAGGTTTTGACAGGATTAATGCCTTGATTCAACTATTGACAATAACTCGAAAACTATGCCACAAGTCGTAATATTCTACCCTGAGAGATGTCTACCAGCAATGAAACCGGGTGTAGTTCTATCGTTTGATAAGATCGCGCTAGTCGCTGGTACGAACGCACTAGATGATACCAGAATTCAACAGTTACAAGAACACCCGGATTATCAAAGATTTTCTAAGCTGAAGGCGATCGAGCTTGTACAGCAGTCAGAAACAATCGATCCGACGGCTAATACTGAAATTGTCGATCTTGGCTCTTACGCAATAGAGGAATCGGCAACCGTCATTAATTCTACTGTGGATTTAATGACGCTTGACGCATGGTTAAAAGTAGAGCAAAGGAAATCAGTCAGAACGATGATTGCAACTCGGATTAATCAGCTAAAACAGGGCTTAGCTTAGACTTAAAACGGGTGATTGAAAACCTCAGTCCGATCGCCCCCAAAAGTTCTAGTTCGGCTGAGTTCTGGAATCTCAATACCAGCGGCGATCGCTAACTGTTTTAAGAACTTTAACCAGCGATCGCATTGAGATCCGTTGCCGTTGCTGTAGCTTACCGAGTACCCCTCTGGTTTGACTTCAAAGCTTTTAACCTCTGAAGTGTGCCGATCGCCCGACGTGGTACAAAGCAGCCAGCCTAGATAGTATTCGGTCGCTAAAGGTCTGGAAGCTAAAGGGAATATTGATGCTTTAGCTGTCGCAACTGGTAGCCAATCAGAATAGATTAGCTCATTAAACTCAGCACCATATTTTAGGGTAAATTGAGAGTATGATATCATTGAACCAATTGATAAAAAACACTCTCCCAAGTGTACCTTTTTTAAAATCCGATTACCAGTTGATGCCGCTAACTTTCGAGAAATCATTGGGCGGTGCTGTTAATATTTTTGGTAATCCTACAGGCTCTGAACTATTCCAGGTATTAGCTCATTTATACATCACCACTAGCCTAGAATCGTTTGCTAGCCCTAACAGTGGACAGCAAAACAGAGTTTATAAAGGTCACGCGCAACAGCCCAAAATATTACCTTTATGGATAGTTCCCGGTGTTGGTGGTAGTTGTTTATTGGGCGATCGGACTTATGATTTTATATTACTAAGTCTCGATCGCACTTCGCTACCTGCTTACTCTACTAACTTTGGGGAACGGCTAGAATTAAACGTATTTTCTAATTCTAAAAGTTTATAGCCTAGGCATTCTCAATGTTGGGAATTAAGGCGCGATTCTGTATTTATTCCAGTTGAATTTATGCTGATACCGATCCGTATCAAATAGGTGAGTCTCACCTCGGTATTTGATGCGATTTGCCGCTATCCATTGATACTCCCCGTTTGCGCTACAAACAAGCCTAAACTCGCTTGAATGCTCTACTATAGGTAAATGAATCTTTGCTACGACCCATCCCGGATGCCAATTTCTGCCGCAGTCACAGGTAAAAAAACAGTCTTTAGTCGGTCTTATTAATCTAGGTTCAACACTTAACCATTTAGGCATAATTTGTTAGGAAACAACTAAATTAACTCAATGCTAGCAATAATTCCCATTTTAATAAAGGTAACGGCGGGCGCTTTAACAAAGGGATCGGCTAAGGCGATCGCAAAATGGGCGGGCGGCAGTATTGCTAAAAAATATATTGCAACAAAGGTAGCTGAAAAGGCGATTCATGAAGCAAAAAAGATGGCTTCGGGTGAGTCTAAAGACTGGCAAGCAGCATTTAAAGAAAGTCCTGCAAATGCCCTTAGAGACGCTGCTAAAGATTTTGTGAAAGCTGAAGTCGAAAATGCGTTAATTAATGAAGATTTAATCCAGTATTATAACGACAGATTGATAAACAATACAGGCGATGCTGTTCAGAGGGAAAGTAGAAATCTGATTGCTGATCCCAATAACTATATACTGAAAATAGACCCGGAAAAGATTATCGATCGCACTACCAGCGATATTATCAGCAGAGGCTTAGAATGGCATCAGAACAGATCGGTGATAGGTGGCAGTTCGCAGCTACTCGATCGCAATGTGATAGGCGGTAGCAGTCCGATCGCATCAAGGCAGATTTTAGAGGAAGTTAATCAAATCGAAAGTGTCGATCGCATTACTACCTCAGACCTACTTGAAAGCGCCGGGAAAACGGCGTTTTATGACTCGTTTGATGAGCGCAACCTCACATATACCGTAATCGGTACTGATGACGCTTTAGCGGGGCGTGTACGCAGTCCTTTAGAGGCTCTAATGCAGACTACTTTTGATATAAACGAGCCTGTTAGTTGAAGGGGCGATCGGGCGGGTTCTTTCACTACCGTTAGCCCCGTTCCTAGAAAGGCTTTCAGCTATTTGGATACGATTTTTCCCCTTCCGATGTTTTCTAGGTTTATATTCCCAGTGGCGAACCCAGAACCCGCTCCTAGTATAGCTTTGATACCTCTTGTGGCGTGAATCGTGGCGAACCCAAAAACCCGCGCGGGGCGGGTTGGGTGCAGGGCGATCGGCTCATCGTGAGTTTTACCAGCCTGGTTAAGCCAGAACCCGCTCCTAGCATGGCTTTGATGTCTCTCGTGACGTGATTCGTGGTTAAGCCAAAAACCCGCGCGGGGCGGGTTAGTTGAAGGGGCGATCGGGCGGTTTGCGCTTTTTGGTGGGACGGGGAAGCTATACCCAGTAAGGTTTTTGGCTGTTTTGGCAAGTGTTTTGGTGGGACTGACTTGGGATGTCTTGGAACCCTTAGCGAGTAACCGTTTCGAGTCACAAGCCGCAGTATTTGGGATGTCTTGAGTTAACCAGTTGATACCGATCGCCCGATCGCCCGCAAAGATTAATCCCAGTGTTGGGAACCTACCCAAACAAAAACCCGCACGGGGCGGGTTAGGTGCAGGGCGATCGGGCGGGCTATTTATTTGGGTGTATTTTGTACCCGAATAATTCCTAAAGCAGCTTCATGCGTCACGTTTGCCGTTCTTAGTACGTCATAACAAGCCTCAGCACGGTTCAGCCTTTGAAGTAGCTCCCAGTCTGCCTGTTTGTATTCGTCTAAATAAGTCAGGGGAACATTTGCAGCCTTCTTTAACTTGTTGACCTCGACACCCCACAAGACCGCGCTACAATCACCCCCAGCGTCTTGTTTTAGCCATTTAGTAAATAGCTCGTGAAACTGTTTTTTGTGCGCTAGCTTCTCTGCTAGGTATTGCTGACGCTCTTCTAGGGTTAATTCGATCCCTAATTGTTCATAGGCGATCGAGCGGATCGAATCTCCAAAACCCGCAGCTAATATTTGGGCAACTCCTATATTTTGGTTGACCGAGGATTCCCATGTGGCGATCGCTAGAAAATCTTCTAGCAGCATTAGTGCGACTTTTGCTGTAGCACCAATCAATTTCGGCTTATTGACAATGGTTCCGGTAAATTTTCCTACCGTTCGCCCCGCTCCTAGAAAGACTTTCAGAGATTTGGATGCGATTTTTTTCCTTACGTTATTAGGCTCGTAATTGAGAATGACTTCGGCTGTGGGGTAAGTCAGGTATAAGTCCTTTGGAGAATTGACATCGATCGCGACTTCCAGATTTTCCCATCCGCTGTACTTGACGGTTTCTAATCGAACTGTTATATTAGGCATTAGTTGACCTGTAGTTGGGTTAGCTCATGCACCGGAAGTTTGCGCTTCGCGGTGTTTCCTATCTTATAGCACGTTTTTTCGGAATATCAGGAAATCTCAGAAATCTTTTAGCGCGATCGCCCGATCGCCTTTTAACCCGCATTGCAGAGTTGTGAATCCCGCTCCTAGTATAGCTTCTAAGCATTTAGATAGCTGCTTTTGCATAGTTGTGAATCCCGATCGCCCGATCGCCCGATCGCGCGCTTCAAACCTCAGCCACCGACCCGTTTTGATATTGGGGCAAAAGGCATACGGTGTATAGGTTTGAGTGTGTCACAGAAGGGTATATATTATAAAATATATCGTTTGTCCTATGACTTTTATCCCCATTCTGTGACGGCGGGTGACGGGCGATCGCCCGCAATAAAAAACCGCCGGATCAGCGGCGGCGGTATTCCTTTAGTCCAGTTCCTAAACCCTTGGGATCTTACGTCTCCGAGTTTACACTTATATCATATCCTAATCTGCCAATAGTTTACAACTCTTTCTTTATTTACGAACTGGCTATCCACTAAAATTATGGTAACTCCGGTCTGAAGCATTCCCCGACCATAGATTCGTTTGTCAGCATAGCAATTACTGAGCACCGACCGATCGCATTCTGTAGTTTCGGGTGTGAAGCCAGCGCTTCTTAAGAAGTCCTCAAATTGGGTGATTTCTCCATGCCTCACGGCTATTTTTCCGATCGCGGAATCTGTCATTTTTTAAAATTCTCAGTGTTGGGAATAGATAATTAATCTTCAAAACGTGTTAGAGTTTGAGGGTAAACACGATTGTGTTGTAGTTAAGCTCAGAGGTGGCATTGTCCGCCTCTTTCTCTATTATGTTTGATTCTGAGCAAATCAGGACGGAAATATCAGCAGCTTTAGCACCCGTGCGCGCTACGCTTGCGCCTAACGTATTGCTGAGAATACACCCTAACAAAGTGCAAGAGCTAGCGATCGCAGATAACGCTGGCGACATTTTGATCCTATTTCCGAGTGAGAGGACGATCGAGAACGATCGCACGTTTTCGGCTAATTTCCAGACGCGAATCCAGAAAGTATTAATAGTAATAAGCTTGCCAGAATACTATCAATCAACGGGGGCGGGGAAAGTAGCGGAAAGAGTAGAATCGGCACTTGAAAACCTAAAAGTCACAAGCGCTTTATTTGATTTAACTTTTGATACCCGCCGCGAATATTTCCAACAAAAAAGATGGGTGCTAGAGCAAAGTTTTGATATAGTGGGAAGACAGCGAATTAATGAAATAGCAGGAACCAGTCCAGGAATATCAACAATGAGGATTGACATTTTATGACTAGCATTTTAATAGAGCAGGGAGTCAGGCTACCGAGATCCCCCTGGGATGTGATTGCGGTAGTTGGGAACGCTGCAAAGGGTGACGGCAACCCTACATTAATCACCTCTTTAACCAGCGCTATCGCGAAGTATGGGGAGCGTTTATCATTATCTACCGCGTCGGGTAAAGGGCGCGAATCTTACGGTTTAGTTGATGCGATCGAGACGATTTTCAAATATGTCCAAGTACCTATTATCGCAGTCAATAGCACGCCGTCGGTTGCAGTTGCAGCGGTAGCAGCTAAAAGCTACACATTTAATGCCTCTGGCATAATCAAGTTAGAACACCCTAACGTAGTAGCACCTATCATCGTAACGAACGTGGCAGCCGATATAACATACATATCCCCTACACATTACACGATCGCCCCGCTTACAGGGCTAATAACCCGCACGGCTGCAAGTACAATCCCGGCGCTTGGTACTGTTCGCGTCACCTACTCAGTCGCAAATTATGACACGATCAACTTAATAAGTGCGATCGGGATTGTTGCAGCCGTTAACGGGCGCGTACCTACCCTGATTGTGACCACTGGTGTTGAAATCACCGCAGAGATTGCCACTGCTTTGAATCAGAAGGCGATCGCCTTAAGCGCGATCGCGGTGTACACTCAGCCGGGCGTAAGTGCTACTGCCGCGATCCCATTACTCAATTCTGCTAACGCCGCTGCGGTATTCCCTATCCGCACTAGCGATCGCGGGGTTGAGGGTGCGGGTGTTCATTTGGTCGCAGCCGTGGCACTGTTAGACTATTGGGACAACCCTGATGGAAAACTACTAAAAGAGTCCGCTGTTGCCCTAACTCTTGCAGACTCAGCACTATTACAGGCTAAAGGCGTAACGTGGGGAAGTGATCGAATCATGACCTCTATTATGACAAATGGCTTGCCGTTTAATATGGCTAGACTGAGGGCAAAAGCTCAATTCTTGGCTAACAAAGTCGCTTTTGACTGGAGACTAAAACCATTTGATTTAGTACATTTAGAGGCTATTGCTCAAGCTATTCGCGACGCTTTGAATCGTGAACCTGAAGCCTCGCTGCTACCTTATAGTGTAGTCAATTTCAGCAGCGAAAAGTCGGATACAGCCGTTCGCCGTCTGGTTTATGATGTTCTCTTGAAAGGTGATAATCAGGGCGATCGCATTGCAGAAATAACAATCTTTGTGAGTTAGAAATATGCTAAAAGTTGCGTTTGTTGATGTTGACGGGGTAATACTGGTTAACGGTGAGGTCAAGACAATTGACTTGCCAGAATTTACCAGGAATTATGATACTGATATGGTAGTCGGGACTGACTTTACAAAACCAGAGGCGCGATCAATTCAGGCGGCCGAATTAACCATGTCATTAAAGGATCACAAGAGGAATCCTACTTTTTTAAAGTTTGTTGAAAAGGCCTTTAATACGAAGTTAATCGTAACTTTAATGGTCTTGAATGTCGATATGACATCGCCTACTGTAGCGACTAGCGATGGCGAGTTTTACTCAGGTTACGTTAGCAGACCAGGGCGTACTGTCAGCCCAGATAAAGCTGATGACGGTACTATTAAATTACAAGTGAGCGACGCTTGGCGAACAGAGAATGGGGTTGTGGTTTGGAGACTTCCGACAGGTTCCTCAGACACAATAGGAGTCGAATTAGTCTATGGTTAATCCCCGCTATTCCCAGTGTTGGGAATAGTAAAACAAAACCCGATCGCGCGATCGGGTTTTAAATTGTCTTTTAGCCTTCGCTTTCGGCAGACGCAATCGCTAGTATTAAAGCACTCAGCAAACTGTCGATCTCATCCCCGTCTTCTATGGTGTGATACCGAGCCTCTAATTTGTTGATCGCCGTCTGTAATTTTGATGTAACATTACCCTGCGAGAATAGAGTATAAACCACTTCAGCCCTATCTATCGGAGTAAATGGTTTATTCGGATTCGCGACAGCAGCCGCGATAAAATGGTCGGGATTCCTCAGACAATCCTCAACCCAAAGCCCAAACAGATTGATAAACCGAGAAATACGGGCGATCGAGCCGTTATTTTCCTCAAATTCGGTAATCGCCTTAGTTAGCTCAGGGCTCGTGAAATCGGTTAAACTAATCATAATTTCCGGTTGTTTGGTGTTATTATAGTATAGCATAGTAATAACATAATCGGAGAAAAAAATAAATGAGTTTTCAAGGATCGGAAATAGTGTATCCACCGTTACCATGCGTTACCAGAGATTGTAGCATTTGCGGTTTTATGTTCTCAAACAATGACAGCCGGACGGCATACTGGAATTGGTGCGATGAGTGCTTTCTGAATGCACCTTTAAATGTACGCCACAAGGCCTGCACGGCTGAAGAGTTAGCAGCGAGTCTATCTCTGCAAAAGAAGACAAGGGAATCGCTAAAACAGCGGGCGATCAACAAAAAAAACCGAGTAGGGAAAACTACCAATTCTAAAGCTAAGAAAAAAGAAGACGACGATCTAGATATGGACTTAATCTACAACCAATATTAGGCTAAGATATTAGGGAACCTTAGCGCGATCGCCCCATGTCACTAGCTAGCCTAAAACTCCCAAAGGGTGCATTGATTCTCAACTACGACAAACCAGCGCAACATTACTATGATTATGAATTAGCCCCGCGGGATGTATTATCAAAACTTGCTTTTTTGGGTGCTATTTCAACTGTAGAAATAGACGGCAAAATATTGCCCACAACGGCGGAAAATTTACAACGCGCGGGGATAGGACGCAAATCATTAGGCGACGGGGTAGAGATGACCGGGTTAATGGGATGCGTCCTACTCTGTGATGGCGATCGGTTTAAAATATTAGATAACTCATTAGACATTGTAAATTCTCAGCACTTCACTTTTGATGAAATAGATATCACTTTTGAAAACAGCGATAACGATATTTTCCAGAATACTTTATGGGCAAAAAATGTAGAAGAGTCCGGGCGCTTGTTAGCTCACGTCAAAGATATTACCAGTTATTGTAAGATTAACGGACAGCCTGTATTGAATCAACATTTTGAGCTACCAGTTACCGAGGGTGGGATAGGCTGGCTATTGGCTGCAATTTTGCTTAAGGTAAGCATTAATCAGGGAAAGTTCGAGTTATCGATCCCAGAACCATTATTATCCTCTCCAAATGGTGCGGTTACGATTTCTTAGCGCAAATATCCCCGTTACCTCGGAAGACTCAAGAATTATTTATACTTGAGGCGATCGCACTGATGGAAGATGAAGCAAACGAACTAAGACGACGGCAGAAATAATTCCCAATATTGGGATTAATTAATGGGCATCATAAAGTTAGGAGTACAGGCGGATCTGACTGATAACGTAACACCCGGATTACAAAAATTAGCAAGTTCTGGGGCTGATGAATTAAAGCGGATTAGCGATGCTCAAAGAGCGATGAATGAGGTCGTAGGAGGCGCGCAAACGTACATTACAGAGCCGTTAGTTGCGCTCGGTGCTGTGGCGTTTGATGCCTCAACAAAATTCGAGACAAGCATCACAAGTATCAATAAAATCCTCGATTTGACCCCCGACAAACTGGCAGCAATGAAAGGGGAAATATTAGATTTATCTAATACTTTAAAAGTAGTTGATCCTAATAAAATCGCCGCGCTTGCTGCTGCTGCTGCACAATACGGGATAGCTTCTGATGAGGTTATAAAGTTCACAGAAACAGTCGGAAAGATGGCGTTTGCCTTTGATTTGCCAGCCGATGAAGCGGGGGAAAGTGCGGCGAAAATCAGAAATATTTTCAAACTTTCGGTCGATGAAATGAACGATTTGGGAGGAACGATAAATGAGTTGTCAAACAATATGGCAGCCAGCGCAAAAGAAATAACTAAAGTGTTACCGCGTGTTTCTGGTTTAGCGGCACAAGCCGGGTTAACCTATCGAGAAACTGCGGCACTGTCCGGCGCTATTCTTTCACTGGGAATTGTACCCGCTAAGGCAGGAACTGGGCTTAATTTTCTAATTGGATCAATGAATGCTGCAACTGTTGGATCTGCTAGATTTAAACGCGGGATCGCAATGGTCGGTTATTCGGCTAGAGAGATGGAGGAAGATATCAGGTCGCGCGGGTCGGCAGCTATTACGGACTTTTTGACTAAGATAAACTCGCTTGATGCTACTACCCGATCGCGCGCTATTGCCTTAATAGGTGGTAGAGAATACTCAGACGATTTAGGGATGATGTCTACTAATGTTGAGTTACTGCAACGCGCTTTAAACCTTGCTAATGACGAACAGAGGACAGCAACATCATTGCAGCGTGAATTTGACATCCAAACAAATACAACAGCATCAGAAGTTGCGCGGATGGGCGTTAGTATGAATAAGCTGGCGATCGTGGTTGGTGATGCCTTGCTACCACCAATTAACGCATTACTGGATAAGATGATCCCGCTAATCCAAAAAACAGCGGACTGGGCTAAAGAAAATCCCAAAGTTGTGAAGAGTATTGTATACGTAGGGGCGGCGCTTGCTGCGATCGCCCCTACAGTCCTATTCTTTTCAGCTATAACTGGCATTGTGAGCGCTGCGGGGTTAGCTTTCTCTGTGTTTGGTGGCGGCGCTACAACAGCGCTTTTAGCCGTAGCTGCGGCGGGCGCGATCGCGGTGGCAACAATCCGACCGTTGCGTGAAGGTTTTATGAGTGCGATCGGCGTACTGCCATCTATGCCGACGGCTAGCTCTTCTAATTTATTTGGTTCCTCTGGCAGTGGCGGTAGCCAACAGCAAGCGATTACCTATTCCCCTACTGTGAATGTTAGCGGTACAGCCTCCAAAGATGACATCATAGACACCCTCAGAGAGCGTCAACGCGACTTTGAATCGTTCATCAAGGAAACACTATCAAAGTACGGTCGCACGTCCTACGGCTGATTTTAGAGCAATTACGGGAATCCCCGTAATTACTTTAAGGGTGTCGGTTGAATCTACCCCCTTAAAGTAACTATCGGGATGCCGATAGTTACCTTTAGGCAATTACGCAAATTTGCGTAATTGCTTTAAAGGTGTTTGTTAGTAACAAACACCTTAAAGTAACTATGCAGATTCGCATAGTTACTTTAAGGCAATTATGGGAATCCCCATAATTGCTTGACCTGCTACCGGAAAATCGGTAGCAGCCTCAAAGTTAGGTGCGGGTTTTTCATTGGGCGCGATCGGGGGATGAGTTCGCTAATAACGAAGTCATGAAGTGAACCCCATACAACCCGCCCGGCGTAATAGTTTCAGCTTTTTTTCGGTTTTTCTTGTGAACTCTTTAAACGCGATCGCCCGTGGTATCGGTAGTAGCGATGTCATCGCCTGAAAGCCTTACTGTGTTTGGTTCATCGGTTAAACCGATGATGCTGTCATTAGCAATGACCCCCTTAAAGTAATTACGGGAATCCCCGTAGTTACTTGACCTGATGACGGAAAATCGTCACCAGGTCAACCGAACGGTTCGCAATCCTTGCACAGTATAGGTTTTGTCTATTCCTGTCTCTATTTCCCGAACCCCATACAACCCGCCGTTATCGTGATCCCGATAACGGCTTTAAGGGTGTCATCAGTAATGACCCCCTTACAGTAACTACCGGAATCCCGGTAGTTACTTTAGCTTAAGCCCGATCGCCCGATAGTGTCGGTAGTAGCGATGCAACACCATGCAACCCGCCCGGCGCAAAGGTTATATCGTATTTTTCCCCGGTCTCTGCAACACCCCGTTATCGTGATCCCGATAACGGGGTGTCATCAGCAATGACCCCCTTAAAGTAACTATTGGATTCCCAATAGTTACCTCAGCTTAAGCGCGATCGGTCTATCGGAATCCCGATAGACTCCCTAAGCGCGATCGCCCCATAAAAAAGATGGATTCGTTATTAACGAATCCATCTCCTAAGCCACAGTTAATCCCAGTATTGGGAATTACATCAAATCTCGAACAGTCTCAACCATCGACTCTACCCATTTTGTGTGTTGGTAGCTGGTATTGTCTTCCTTGCGTCCGGTGGCGATCGTATTGCAGGAATACGGTTTGCCTTTCTCTGTGGGGAAATAGGCGGGTTCTGTTTTGCCTTTGTTAGGGTTCTTTATTTGGTAGCCATTAGCCGTCAGCAGCGCGTTAATTACCCGTGCTGAAGTGCCAAGCCGATCGCCGATCGCCGTGGGAGTTAGCAGTATTTCTGCGATCGGGGTGTTGGCTGCGAGTAGCGAGTGCGCGGCATTGATACTTTGCTTTAGTTCGGGATGATATCGTTGGACTTCATTTAGCAGCATCCCATCAACTAGCGGCGCTGGTACGCTAGACATCGCCGATCGCAGTAAGTCTAAATGCGCTGCGGTTAATGCGGGTTTCTCAGATTTGGGCGCGATCGAGACCGTCCCTTCAGTCATCAGGGTTTTAATTTGTTGAGATACCCAAACTCGGAATTTGACATTGCACCACGCCGCGAAGTCGATCGCCACTTCCTCAATTGCCCACGTCCCCCGCTGTTCGTTAGTACCTTTAGACTCATTTGTCTCGATAATTTGGTCTACGGGAATCCCCGCAGACTTCCCAAACTCAGTCAGGAACTCGATTGTAGTTGCTAATCGTAGGTAATCATTAACCCGCTTACCCGTCGCCTTAGCCATATCGGTTAGGCTAACCCACACCCGATCGCCCCGCATCTCAAACCGAATATTCTTGCCAGCAAAGTCCAAAACTGTTAAACTAGACATAACTTACCTTGGTTGATTTATCCTTCAAATATATTATACCATAGGAAAACACAAAACCCGCAAACTTTTAAAAGAATTTGCGGGTTTTTTATTGGGCGCGATCGCCTGTGGATAACGTTATCCACAGTTAATCCCACTGTTGGGAATTAAGCGCTAAGCACGTTTGGGTTTAGGTTTGCCGACTTTGCGTTTGCCTGCGATCGCGGCGTACCCTGTGACTCCGATCGCCATTACCCGAATCCCAAAATTCATAAATCGTCTGCGAGTTTTGATATCGCTCCAAAGCCATTTACCGATAGATCCTTTATGAACCCAATCGTGAGCGATGCGACTAAGCGGTACACAGTCTCGGAGATATTTCTCGCTCCCCAGATTCTTGTACGTCAAATGATGCGCGTCATCAGCCGATAACCAGGGCAATAAAGAACAGCGATTGCCTGTCATTGTTCGGAAATTAGAGGATTTTTCTCGCCATTGAGGCGATCGAATATAAAATGAATACTCAGGGCTAAATCCCATTTTAGATACCTCTATTTCGTTGTTTTGAGCATAGCCTGAGCTTTTTTGGCTGCGGGCGATCGCTTGATTGTTGTCTTGATTGCTGAACTCGGAGGTATCAAAAACCTGGGATCTGCCTCCGAGACGGGTTCCCAGTTTGGGGTAATTGTGATGACAGAGACCGGGTGCGACAAATCAAAATATTTTGATCCAATTTGATTGACTTTTTTGATATTGTCACCGGACAAAATACCAGCCTGTACTAAGGCATCAAGCCACGATCCCTCAGAATTGTCGAGATCGGCGTTTGTTCTCAGACACCCGTGAAATTCGATCTCTATTTTTACCGCACTTAGGGGGAAATGTCGGGTTATCATTGCAGGCAAAACCCCGATCGCGGCAATTAAAGCTTGCTTTGCTGTTTTTTGCCATGTTGAATAACCCTCTGAGTAATAAGCCCTACCCTCTGCAATTCGTGGTCGTTGTTTGGGGATAACTTTTCCCCTAAGCGCAAGAACGATCGGACGTGAATTTGTCATGTTTTAACCTTTGCAGAGTTCGAGATCCGCCGCGTCTACCCGCACTACCAGAAAATTTGCTACCGATTTTTTAGAGAATTTAACAACAGTTTGCGTATCTGGTTTGCCTTTGCGATATCGCATACAAGGGGAATCTAAATGAGTCACGAGACCGATATCTTCAGCCTCAAAATAATACGGTTGCGTGTGGAAATTCAGCACTTCGATTCTGTCCACATTAGGTCTGAGTTGCACAATGTCGCCACATTTTACAGAGTCCGTTGTCGCTTTGATTTTTGTCATAATCACGATCGCGGGGAATTAGAGAGTTTAGCAGGTGGTTTTAGCTCAGAGAGGAAGCGGATCGCCCCTATGTCTTTGCTCGGTCATTTAATTGTGGTTTTGATGTAGCAGCGCAAGGCTTAGCCTCTATTTCCATCCCGATTTACACTGCTATTTGGCAATCTTGCGATCCCGTTGGGCTATGTGTTTACTATGCCATACCATCCTAGGGGATGTCAAGGGGTCTAGCAAAGTATTTTTAAATCTGTTTTGACATTGGGGTAAACCCGTTGCACTGTATAGGTTCTAGCCTGTCACAGAATGTCATATATTATAAAATATATCGTTTGTGCTGTGACTTTCCCCTATTCCGTGACGGGGCGATCGGCTGAGCATTGCGCGGATTTGCGTAATGGTCTTAAGGGCGATCGGCTGAGCATTACTCAGATCCGAGTAACGGACTTAAGCGCGATCGCCCTCAGCCACCGACCCGTTTTGATATTGGGGTAAAACCGTTACAGCGTATAGGTTTAATACTGTCATAGAACGTCATATATATTATAAAATAGTAGTATGTCCTGTGACTTTCTCCCATTGTGTGACGGCGGGTGACGGGGCGATCGGCGCGATATAATGAGGATTAATTATTCCCAACACTGGGATCTAAAGTATGCCAAGTTTAATCAGACTCAACTATCCCAGATTGATAGAGGATATTACCAAGCTTAGCTATAGCGACCCGCTAACCGGAGGATCGCCGGATATCGAGTTGAGCGTCATCGACCGAGGCGTAATCCCGATCGCGCCTAAATCTACTATCGAGTTAGAGATAGGGCGGGTAGATTCGGTATATAGGCTTAGAGCGGGTTTATTTGAAGTCGATCGGATCAGCCTGCAAAATAATCTCAGAACGATCGCAGCGACCGGGTTGCCATTATCCGATCCTCAGTTGAAGTTAAAACGGGATGCCGACTATGCAGAATATAAATTAATAGACATACTAGAAGAGATAGCAGAGCGCTATCGGTTATCAGTGTTTACCCTTGATTTACCTGATATAGAATTTTCACAAATAGCGCAAGTAAATCAGTCCGACCTTGATTTTCTAAACGGGTTAGCAAACAGGATCGGCGCTGTTTTCAAGATAGAGAATAGGGAGTTAATTTTTACATTGCTTATAGATTTAGAAACCCGATCGCCCTTATTCGCTATTAATTCAACACAATTTATCAATTACTCCGAAACAATTTTAGGCACGGAGAATTATCAATATATTGATTATGAGGTGGTGTTATTTGGAGATAGGGAATTTATCAGAGTTGAGGATAATCGGGTGTCTAATGGTAAAATAATCACTTATAGAGGTGCGGGTGTAGCTGCTGACGATGAGAACTTATTGATAATCGCAGCGCGCGAACAATTGCGACAAATTAACGGTGCCAACTATTTATTCGACTTTGAAATTCTGGGAGACTGGAGAATGATAGCAGGCAGTGTTTTTACGTTAGACGGGCGATCGGCTTTTGTCGATCGCGTTGTTCACACGATCGACACTCAAGGTACACTCGATTGGGTTGCAGCGCTTAGCTGTCGCTACTTGCCCCCGTAACTTCAGCCGGGCCCAAAAAAGCATCAACTAACTTTCTGGCTTGTCGCGGGTTGGCTCTGATTTTTTCCAAGACTTGCAGAGCTAACCCAAACCGCCTAACAGCATCAAAGACTTGCCTGAGTCCTAAAGAAGTATTTACTACCGTTTTGCCGTCTACTAATCGACTCCCCATCATTTCTGCCAACTCTAAATCACTTTTGCTAATAGTGCAGTTAACAGCAATCAGTCGGTCTTTTTCGGCTTTAAATTTTCCCATGACTTTATTTTTTTAGTTTGTTCTTACACTATACCACAATACAAGCGATGATGATGCAATTCGGGAAAATAAATGAGCCTATTTCAGCTTTCCAAGCTCAGCGTCAGATATTAACGCTTTGTTTAAATTCCCATCACTGGGAAATTCCCTTTAACTGGGATTTTGGGCGCGATCGCGACGCTGTAGATCCGGTAGAACAAATTACCGCTATGATTGAGAGATACCTCGCATTCTCAATCGACAGTGTAGAGGTTGAGGGCGATCGGGTTAGTGTTTATTTAAAAGGTAAACGGATCGATGTCACAATCTGATTTAGACTTAGCTGCATTGCGAAACCGGATAGCTACAAAATGGCTAGAATTATCTGGACAGCCTTTGACGATCGGATCGTTAGAGTGGGCTTATAGAGAGGTTTTAGTATTAATTGCATCATGGGCAAAAATTGACACAGAGAATGCAATTAACGTCGCATACGGCAAGTATAAAACCGAGATATACAAACTCCCCTATGGCGCAGGAAATAAAGAGGCAATTATTGCTTTATCACGGGCATATACTGATGTCGCGGATGTGAATGTTGCTAACACGAACACTCCGATGAGTATACAGGTATTTCTATTAGCTAAAACGGGGACACCAAGCGCGGGTCAAATTGCCGGGTTACAGGCTTATTTGAATAGCCCCACAGTTAAAAATATCTGTGATACTTACACCGTATCCGCAGCAACTCAGGTCACATGGAATTTTGACGCAACTATTAGCGTAAGTGGCGACCCGATCGCCCTACGATCTCTGGCAATAACAGCAGTTAGTAATTACGCAAGCAATCAACTAAAGTTAGGTGCAACTATACGACCTAGCGATTTAACAGCAGCTATTCGCTCGATCGCGGGTATTGATGACGTGGCAATTTCAGCACCTATATCTAATTTAATCACAGCAGCAAATCAATTCCCCAAAATAGGAACGGTCACGATCGCTACAACAATTATTTGAGGATTAATCCCAGTGTTGGGATTAATCTTTGCGGGCGATCGGCTTAGTCAAAAAACCCGCGAATTGTTGCCTCTAATTCTGGGGTGCGATCGTACACATTGACTTGATAGCGTCCGTGTTGAGTTTGCCCTAAAGGTTCGTGAGAAGTCCTCACCCACTTACCCAATTTTGCATCTTCACCGGGTTTTAAAGAATAGCCAAGATCCCGCGCTAAAACGGCTGCTATGACGGGTTTAGCTTGACTTCCTGGTAGAGCGTTGTTTGCTCCCAATTCCTCTGCTAAGCGCTGCTCAAACGCTGCTTTGATTATTGGGTTAGTGATACTTGGCAACAGTTTTGTAGCTTCTATTAATACCTCAAAAGATGTCGGCAACTGTCGGGGCGGTTCTGGCGTGGGCGCGGTTAGTTGGCTGATAACGTGTTTTACCCCGATCGCCCCAAACGTTCGAGCCAACTGCTTAGCCATCGGGGCGGCTGCTTTTGATTCATAAGCGAAGTATTCGATCGCTAGCCAAACAGCCTGCGGGGGAAAGCCATTCTCTACCAAGTCAGCAGGCTTAAACCCATACTCTGTAAGGGTTTGACCTAATTTTGCCGACTTGAAGTCAGCACCTCGGATGATGCTAGTATCATCAACACTACAGCAGCGCGCGACACCACGGATGCTCAAATTTCCGTTAGGCATTGCCTGATCTCGAATGAAGCTCAAAAATTCTTGCTCAGTGTGTATAATGGTCATTATTAGTTGTCTCTTGTTTGGGTAACTGCGATCGCGTATTGCCAAATTCCCGATCGCCTAATAATATTATAACATACTAATATTAAAAACCCGCACGTTCTTAAAAGAATTTGCGGGTTTATTCTTGAGGATTAATCCCAATGTTGGGATTAATCTTTGAGGGCGATCGGGTTAATCGAAAGCACCAGTTTTAAACCTTTGTGCAGTATAGGTTTCAGCCAGTTTTATAAAGGCAAGGCACCACATCGAATCGACAAAGTGTGCAGCATTTAAAGCCATACCTAGCAAGGCTTTGACCTGATTTTTATCGACGCAAGTGTGCAGGGCGATCGGGCTAGCCAAAAAATGCTAAGCTAAAAGTATAGAAAAATAGCAATATGAACTATGACATTAACGATCGGGCGTGAAGAAGTCGAGTGCGAGTCATTCAGAGTGAGGGGAAGTTACAACAGCACGATCGCGCGCTTGTTCGCGTTACCCGTAGCGGTACAAAGTACAGAGCCGCTAACTTTAGAAGTGACGATTAAAGGCAACAAATTTAAACCAGTAAAAAAAGTTAGGCGGGTATATTGGCAAAAAAAATATGTAGGTTATTTTGTAATAGGTAATGTTTCCCAAGAATGGGAAGGCGATCGGTATCGGACACGGTTAGAGTTGAAACAATGCGAGAGATCGGACGTACCTCAAGACGAGATCCCGATCTATAAGTGGCGGCACGATTTAATAGCTCTGTCGCAAAATTTAGAGCAAACGGACGGCGCTATAATTGCAGCCGGAAGACAGATAAACCCGATCGCAGAAAGTTGGAAAGTTGGCAATACTGAGATCGCTAGTGCGAGTGATGATAATGTTTCACCCGCTGTACTTCCTGTGAGTTTGGGCGGTACGGGCGCGAGTGATCCGGTAATAGCATTAATTAATTTGGGCGCGATTAGTTCTGCTAGTAAAGGCTTGCCGTTTGGGGTAGCGCCGTTAGGTTCGGATGGGAAAGTTCCGGCTATATTCTTGCCACCTGGTGGCGGTGGCGGTGGCGGTAGTGTTACATTCCCCATTACTGTTGCCCAAGGCGGTACAAACGCGCTAGACGCGGCGACAGCACGGACAAATCTGGGCGTGGTTTCAACAGCGACTTATACCGCAGGACTGGCATTGAAATTAGATGCCAGCGCGCGATCGGCTGCTGATGGTGTTGCCCCCTTAGATGTTAATAGTTTAGTCCCTACAGCAAACCTACCTGCTTATCCTACGCTTGCAAGTTTGGGCGCGGTATCAACATCAACTTATACAGACGGGCTAGCACTGAAATTAGATGCCAGCGCGCGAAATGCTGCAAACGGTGTTGCACCTTTAAATGTTAACAGCTTAGTCCCTACAGCAAACCTACCCGCTTATCCTACGCTTGCAAGTTTGGGCGCGGTATCAACATCAACTTATACAGACGGGCTAGCACTCAAATTAGATGCCAGCGCGCGAAATGCTGCAAACGGTGTTGCACCTTTAAATGTTAACAGCTTAGTCCCTACAGCAAACCTACCCGCTTATCCTACGCTTGCAAGTTTGGGGGCGGTATCAACATCAA